CACCACCTGAGCGAATTTTTAAACTACCACCCGCTTTTAATTGCATGTTCTGCCCCACATTCATATCAAAATTTCCTCTCACGTCTACCTTACCATTTCCCTTAACTAAAACTGTTGCGTTACCTTCGACTGTGATATTACAGTCACCCTTAATATGAACGTTATTATCGCCTAACACTATTTCATATTTATCCTTTGAAATGCGTCTGACTTGATCACCGTTCGGAAAGTCTTCAATGTAAGTTTGAGAAGGATGCCATCTATGGTATCTCAATTTTCCTGCGGTATCGTCAAACTCTTCTACATGACCATTTTCTGATTCTTTAACATGGTTGTATGGATAGGTTGCACCGTATGGGGTTGTTGGTTCGTCCCATTGTCCTGAATTTAAAGCCTTTTCAACTTGTTTGTCTACAATGTCACGTCTTGTCTGAATGACCGTTTCAGAAATCTTTTCATTACGTGAGAGTCTGTTAGTATCTGGCTCATTTAAAAAGTCCTCTTTAGGATATTTAGCATTAGGATCAAAGAATCCAACACCACCGTTAGGAGCTTCTTCTGGTATACCACCTATAGTACCCATAATAATAGGTATTTGAGCTTGGTGTCCATCCATGAAAAATCCCATGACATGTGTACCTTCAACAATTCCAGTTGGACTTTGGCCGATACCATTCATTGATGAACTATTAGCAGGCATTATTGGCATAGCCCAAAATAAATTTTCAGTTGAAATTTTACCCTTATCTTTTACATGATAACCAATCATTCTTACACGTAAGCGACCCAATTTTTTAGGGTCAAGTCTATCCTCAACTACGCCAAACCACCACGTAAAACTACCATATGAAAAGGCTTGCGACTCCATTTGATTTGAAACTAACATTTATAATCCTGTAAATTTAATTGAAAATTTGTAAACGGGGTCAATACTTGAAGTGAAGAACCCTTGTACTTCTGGAATGATACCCTCACCATTCAGAGCCATAACGTCAAATTTTGTTTCTGGTTCTAAACCATTAAACGTGTAAGCACCTGTATCTATAGCAGATAACACACGTTGCGTTAGCTCACCTGTTATTCTATCATAAAGTCTGACTTCGGTTTGAGCTAAAACATTATTGACAGAGACAGTGCCAGTTATTGAATAATTGTCTGCGACTTCATAAGAAATTAAGGTATCTTGCTTTGACTGAATTTGTAAAACACTATCATTTATAGTGTCATTTGAAATTCTAAGCTCTTTTAGCTTACCTTCAAATGAGTAGTAAATTGAACTATTATAAACGGTACAATCATCAGAATCATTATAAGAACCGATTAACGCTGAACATGGGTTACTATAATCTTCATCAACAACATCAGACCAATCGGCTTGAATGTCTAAATTTCCATTGATATACATTGAGCACATGCCAGACCTATCCCAAATCAAATCAACATTATAGTCTACGCCTATAATAACAGTTGTCGCTGAGTCTAAGATATTAAAATTATTATCTTCTTTTTCTAAAACAAAACGCACGTTACCCTCTTCTAATGTTAGTGCATAACGTCCAATTTGAGTGTTACCTTTTGACTTTGCAAAAATACCATTCGTTTCTGTTAGATCATTAGTATTAAACTTGACTGAAATTTTTAAGTCATTCAGTCCTAAATCCATCACGTTACCCATATTAAAATGAGAAGTCGAGCCGTTAAAATCGAGTCCTTTACCAATGCCAAAGTCAACAACGTTGTTAGCATCCAAATCAGTAGCAGTACCGTCATAGTCGTTTCTGGTAGCGTCTAAGCCCCCTGCATCCGTTAAGTGATAAACCGCTTGATAGTTCTTATTCCAGACAGCCTTAGCAGGTTGAGTGCCTGTTGAGCCTATATAACCAGTGATTTCATCCACTGAATTAATTAAAAAGTTTGAGAAGAAAAATTGTGCATATTCAGCACCAATATTCCCTCTACCAAACCCAACACTAACGTCATCTGTAAACGCTGTTATATTTGAAATTTCAATCCAGTTTGATCCATTCCAGTAATAACCTGTAAAAACATTAGTGGCAGTTCTTGTAATTCTTAATTTACCCGTTCGATCTGTTGTGAGTGCATTGGTTATATTTTCCCAAACACCGTTTACATACGCAGTAAAACGATAATAATAATTTACAGAATCAGACCAAATAAGAATTGCAATTGTGTTGTTATCATCAAAATTAACGGATAAAACTTGTGCCCACTCATCATTCATGACCGATAGACTATTATCAAAATCAACTTGAATATCAAAGTTTCCAACTAACGCAAAACGTGAGTCTATTTTTACTGGATAATCTGCTACTGCAAAATGAGCCTGATAATTATCTATCCAACACCCATCGTCAATCAATTCAAAATAATTTCTATTTAAAACAATGTCCGTTCTATCCATCGTTTCATAAGAGGGATTTGTGTTGGCAAAATCAATTTCAATTTTGGTGTCTTGAGTTGAACTCAAATAAGGTACATTAATCCAAACTTGACCCTCTGAATTTACATTATCCCAACGATCAACGTCTGCGAATAATTGACCTGATTCTATCCCAGTTTCGGGCCAGACTACATTTCCAGAGTTTAAAACAAAATTATCTGCAAATGCGGAGCTATATGTCACATCAATTAACCCATACCAACCCATACCAATTTCCATAGGATTTGCAATGCCAAGATCATCCGACAAATAACTCTGCCATTGAGCACCGTCCCAGTAGAACGCCTCATAAAATGTCCCCGTTCTTGTGATTCTACGTTTGGAATCTGCAAGTGCCCCTGCTGTTTCTTCTCTTAAAGTAGTTGAAACTGCATCAACTCTTTTTGAAATTTTACCTTCCCAATGACCAGAAGCGAACGTTCGATCTAACATATAAAAATTATCAGCGGTTACTGGATCTCTCACATAAAAATAAAAACCACTGGTATTTGTGATTGGTGTATCTGTGCGATCAATATCAACTTGAATGTCAAAGTCACCTTGCAGAGAATACATAGAAAACATATCAGATTGTGTATTTTCCGTTGTTGCCTCTAATTTGAGTGAATTATTTTCAATTGTGGGTAATGGGTAATTTGTTGCTTTCCATAATTCAGCGTTAGGTAGATCGTCATCATTGCCTGTGAAGTCGTCATCCACGCTTAAAGGTCTTGTAGGTAGGCTTAAACCGTCCCACGTTACCTTTAAATTGTCTGCGTTAGCCGAAGCATCAATTATATAACGGTTGTCAAAATCATTAACGCCAACACTTGCCCCCACATTTAATAGCACGGGAAAGTCATATTGATCGGTGTCAACTTGTGCGTGAGCGATTGTTAAATTATATTTTGGAGTCGAGTTATAAAGCATTGAGGTATAAAGTGTTTGAACTTCGCTCTCAGTTAATGCCTTAGTAAATAATGCAACGTCATCAATAACCCCTGCAAAATTACTACTGCCTGCATCCCCCATACGCCCGATCTTCCAGTAGTGCGTTCCTACCGTGCCAAGACTAACGCTAGACGTTCTATCATAGACCAATTCGCCATTGAGATAAATTTTAACAGACGTGCCATCAATAACGTATGCTATGTGATAAGTCATACCTGCAACTAAATTGTGAGGGATATTATGATCGAACCATTCAACCGATCCATTGCCAAGAAAAATGCCCCATTTACTGTCACGAATTTGTAAAGTTACTCTTGAATATTTTGCAGTACCAGTACTATTCATATCCCCAAATAGCGTATAATTACTACCAATGACAGAAGGCGTAAACATCGTAACGCAAGACATAGCAGGTTCGGCAGGAATTAAAAAAGGATTCAAATCGACATGCTGATCGTTAGTCCTTTGCAATTCTATAGCGGTGTTAATATCGTTTCTGATTAGACCCTCGACACCTAGCACTGGACTGTTTATATAAGTGCCTGCATTAACTCCCATATCATCCACTGCAAGAGTGCCTGAGTTTTCACCTAAACGCCAATAAGATAATGGGTTTAACGCTTTTATATTATCATAATAACTCATTCTAATACCTTTTTAAGACGTTTCTTAGCAATTTCCATAACTATAGTGTATGACTTATTTTTAACGGTATGGCGAATCGCTGTGACTAAATACTCACCTTTCAAATATTTATCTTGTCCTACATTTTCAATTGTTTCTTGTGATGGCATTTTAATTTTTATCATTTTGCCAATAGTTTTATATAAACAAGCATGACCCGGAATTTCTATCACGGCACGATTAGTTTCAAATTTCATAACGTTTGACTTACGTGACGGTTTCCACATCTCAGCATTTTCGTTAGGATTCATTGATTGTACAATACCAGAATGAACAGGCAGATATGAAACGTTAGACTCTTCACAGTCTTCAAAAATACTACCCTTAAATGGTTTTAGTATTTTATCAGTTGGATTGTCTTGCCCATAATTATATTTTGAGTCTGTAATTTTCTTATTGATAATGTCATGTTTGATAATTTTTGATCCAAAAAAACCCATTGCAAAATTATTAATGCTGTCAATATTACCCAAAAATTTCATATTTTGAATCGTGCGATAAGAATTTTTCTTATCATTGCCACTTTCACGATCCTCACGATAGTTTGGGTTTTCTTGAACTAATTCAATACCAGAGTCATCTTTAAACATTTCTTCCATAGACTTAAAGGCAAATACACCACCAATGTCTTTTTGAAAAAATGCAAAGTCTGCCCCACCCTGAGCCTTTGCCATTGTTGCCATATATTCAACTGCAACAAAAGGGGACATGTTTGGAATAATAATATCATAATTGTAATTAGCATTTGAAATTTCAAGTGATCCCATTCCATAACCAGAAATGATACTGCTTGCAATACTAGCAGGCCCACCCTGAAAATGTTCAGAAACTCTTAATTTTTCATTCTTAAAAAATTCTTTAGTAATTAATTGCAAGTTATAAACGTAATGACGCTCTTTAACAATTTCTTTATCATCAATTTTTGAAACAAAGAAAATAAACTTTTTCTTACCAGTACACGGATGGCCCGGAGGTGGGCGAGTTTCTAACGTTATTTCTACCTTGTCTCCTATTGAGATTGGAAGTAACATTAACAAATTTTCAGTGTCAGACATTGCAAGGTTGCCAGACCAAACAGGGTTAAATATATCTTGATAAATTTCACAAGTGTCAACAAGCTCTGTTATGTCAACACCGCTTATTTTCACAATATATTCATATACGTCCTTTGGAGCAACATACTTTCCATTAGCCATTATTTTAAAATTCCTGCTTCATATTTATATCCATACATTAACTCATCAAACTGATTGACAAACTCTTCAATGTAACGCTCTTGTAAGACTTTTATGTTTCGCTTTTTATTATTCTCATCAGCTTCATACATAGAGTTTATTATAGGCGATATGTAATGTGGCAACGGTACTTGATCGTGCCAGTCTTTGTAATAACGTTGGAAATCATATTCGTCAACCCATCTATCGGTTCTTATGTCAATGAAATGATGAACGTCAAGAACGTCATCATATTTTGAGTCAATATAACTTTCTAACTCTTGTTGAGTCAAAACCCAATTAAAATAAGGATCGACAACATTATTAATTAAAATAATTATCCAGTGTAAAGAAGCGTCTTTATAAAATTCATACGCAATATCTTCTGGTCTTTGTCCGTCCTGCACATTATGATAGTAAAATAATGTTGTGTTAAATATTGGCTCATATTTTACTATCAGTGAATTTATTATATTCACCGCAGTTTTTTGAGGGTCAGGTTTGTCAGGTTTGTATTGTAATTTATCAAAGTGATCGAAATATGCCATTTTAGTACCCTGCGTCTACATCTCGTCTAAAGACAAGTTCGTTTTCAGTAAAAGTCATTTTTAATAAAGTTTGAGCAGGGAATCCGTCAGACATCGCATTATAAAAACCTGCCCCCGTATAGTTAACGTTTAAATCTGTTATTACACAACGTTTAAATTTATTTAGCCATTTGTTACTTGCTCCCCCTGCTGAAATATATTCAATACCAACTTCTCTAGGATAGGTCATTAAACTACCTGATTGTTCAGGCAAAGCCGCTTTACGAAATTCTTTTATAATTTCATGAATTATATTAGACTCATCAGCGTTTTTAGGCAAAAAGTTAAACATCATTGTAAATGAGCGAAAGTCCAGACCCTTGAACAATAATTTAATATAAGGGTTGTTAATTTTTCCAGAGGTGTATTCTGTTACGTCTGATCCACTAACGGATGAACTTAGACCTGCTGAGGTTAAACTTGATATTCCAGATTGTGCCGCACGTTTACTACGTTCAAACATATTTCCCATACTGGGAACTGACCCCACTTCATTACTTGACCCCATTAAGTCGAATGGTTTACTTTGCCAATCAACTTTCATTGGATTTTCAAATTGTAATGGCATATGTAAAAAGATGCCTCCAATTCTGCTATTTGAAGTTGAGTTGCCTCTTTCGTAAATAGTAAATTTAACAGCACTGGCTTGAACGCCTGCTCCTGCCGCATTGCTTAAATACGTTTCAGTGTTAAGTGGATATTCTAATGCCATTGCCATTGCTTTCATCTCTTATAAATATTGTTATATTACTTATATTTATATGGATTGAGATGGGAAACTTTAAGCAAGGCATATTTAAACCAAAAAATAAAAAAAAATACATCGGTAACGCTGATAATATCGTTTTTCGTAGTGGGTGGGAATTACGGGTTATGAACTGGCTCGACCAAAACACTAACGTTATTGAGTGGTGTTCAGAAGAGTTAATGATTCCATATTTTTTTCAAGGTGACGGCAAAACGCATCGTTACTACCCTGACTTTTTAATTAAGTTGAAAAGTAAAAATGGGGTCAATCGCAAAATAATAATTGAGGTTAAGCCTGCAAAAGAAACGGTATTGCCAAAAAAACCTAAACGAATGACAAAGAAATCAAAAGTAAGGTATCTTAATGAGTGTATGACATATCAAAAGAATTCAGACAAGTGGGAATCAGCAACGGCTTATGCAAAGAAAAATGGAATGGAATTTAAAATTATGACTGAATATGATATATATGGACAAAAGGGTAAATAATGGGCATTTTTAGTGCATTTAAAAGAAAAACAAAGTCATTAGTCGATAAGGTCAAAGACTTGACCTCATCACAGGTAAAGCGTGAGACTGATAAATCTGTTGACTGGTTTAAGAGACAAATAAAAACGGCTATGAAAAGTCGCAATAAACCAAAGTCGCCTGCGGAAGAACGCAGAGATGAAAAAAGTCGTCTGGATAGTAAAATTGACAGTCGAATGTCAATGGCAGGCAATGACATTAAAGCTAAGTCTTATATGACAGCGTTTGCCAACACTGGTTATTTATACTTCTTTATGTATGACGCAAAATGGAAAAATACGCCACAATTACCTTACTATGACTATTTTCCTTGTACAATTCCTATTGAACAATATAAAGATGGTTTTTTAGGTTTGAATATGCACTACCTGCCCCCTATTTTGAGAGCACAATTGTTTGATCAATTATTGCAATTGAAACGTGACACTATTGACAGAGGTAGGTGGGATAAATATTTAAGTATCTCATATCCTATGGTTAAGAGTATGGGTAATTTATATAAACCTTGTATTAAACGTTATCTGAATACTCAATTTAGATCAAAGTTTGCTAAGGTTCCGTTTGAAGAGTGGGAAAATGCCGTCTTCTTACCATTACAAGATTTCCGTGGTGCAAGCTATAATAAAGTTTGGTCTGACAGTAGAAAAAAAGTTAAGGGATAAAAAATGTCAAGCAACATATCAGATTTCGTTTCACATGTTAGTGAAAATGGTACTGCCAGATCCAACCGTTACTGGGTAGAGTTTAATGGCCCTGTGGGTTCGTTAGGCAATATGGCAATGTATTGTAAAACAGCACAAATGCCGGGTCGTGCATTTCAGACAGTAGAACAAAGACAACTTAACGCTCCATTTAAGATTCCATATGTTGCATCTTATGATGACGTTAGTTTTACCTTTAATTTGTCTGACGACTTAAAAGAACGTATATTTTTTGAGAAGTGGCAAGCGTCAATGTATGACGAAGACACAGCTTTAATGAATTATTATGATACATATAAAGGTACAACAATTATTCAACAATTAGATAGACAAGATACAAAAACTTATAGCATTTTATTGAGAGAATGTTATCCAGTGGCATTGTCGAGTGTAGATTATGCTTATGATAACACAGATAACATTCAACAAATGACGGTAACAATGGCGTACCGATATTGGACTAACCAAGGAATTTAAAAAATGGCTTTACCATTAGTAGCAACACCCAAATTTGATTTGACTTTACCAATAAGCAAAAAACAAATTAAATACAGACCTTACCTTGTCAAAGAGCAAAAGGTCATTTTACAAGCAGTTGAGATGGGTAGTCCAGATCAACTTACTAACGCAATGCGTGACGCAATCATAGCATGTACTTATAATGAAATTGAAATTGATAAACTACCCTTTGCAGACGTAGAATTTATTTTAATTAATATCCGTGCAAAGTCATCAGGTGAAATGGTTGAATTATTTTATCGTTGCAACTCGAAAGGGTGTGACGGTAGAATCCCAGTTCAAATTAATTTATCTGAAATTGAAGTGGTCGAACCCAAAAAGGAAAATTTAAAAATAGAATTCGGTGGTAGTATTGGTATTGTAATGCAGTACCCAACTTACAAAGATCATATTGAAGCAACAAAATTAGATAGTGGTGTAGATCAAGCTATGTCCCTAATTTTTGCTTGCACGAAATCTGTTTTTGACGGTGAGCAAGTTTGGTCAAAAAGCGACTTCACAAAAGAAGACCTTGAAGAGTTTATTTTGAATTTACAAGAAGACGACTTTAAAAAATTAAATGATTATGTGGACGACTTACCACAAATAACAAAAGAATTGCATTTAACATGTCCTAAGTGTGGCGTTACAGACGATTTAAAACTTACAGGTATTGACTCTTTTTTAGACTAATTTTTGGTATGGGTGAACTTATGGCTTATTATAGAAGTACATTTTTATTAAGGCATAAGTTCGAGTATAAGATAGGGGAACTTGATGACATGCTCCCATTTGAACGTGATATTTATATGTTAATGCTACAAGATCAATTAAAAAAAGATAGCGAGAGAAAATAACATGGCATTATCAGAACAACAAACAGCAAGACAAGCGGCTATTATAACTGCCGTTAGGAGTCAAGACGGTGGCAGTGAAAGTCAAGGCGTATTTTCTAACACCAATAGCCGATATAATCGAGGAAATTCAGAACTTGATGTTAGTGTTGCCTTACATAATTTTGAGCAAGATATAGCAGACAAAATTTCAGCACAGTTACATAAAGATAATTTAGATCGTGCAAAAGGAAATGAGGTAGGCGAAAGTTTTAATGCCTTTGAAGATGAAGAGACTACAAAATTCTTTAAAAATTCTTTAGAGAGAATGGTGGGTGACGTTCAAGGAATGAGTGCGAAAGCATTAAATATTCAAATAGAACGTATGCAACACATTATGTCTTCTATTGATGAAACTTCCTCATCAGAAGCAGAATTTTTACAAGAGCAATATGCAAAGTCTATTGTATTCATGCAAGATGAATTCAAACGTAAAAATAATATAGCCTTAAAGTCCATGAATTTTATGGCAGAAACCGCAGAACAATATCTCAATCTTGAAAGTTTATATTCTGGGTTTGTAAACCACAATCCAATTGCAATGGGGTTATTCAAACTTGGTGCAAATGCAGTAAGGTCTTTCCGCACAAATAAGAAAGCTAAAGAAGACTTGATGGCTCAGGATCAAGCCCGTGCGTCAGAAGCATTTCGTATTGAACGTGATAGGGAAATTACAGAAGCACAAGAAGCACATAGAGCACAGGAAATTCAAGACCTTGAAGAAGCTAACGCTACAGGTAACAGTGGTGGTGAAGGACTGTCTGCCCGTGAACAAGCTATTCAAGATGAAGAAAATGAAGGTGGTGACGGGTCTTGCGATTGTTTTGAACAAGTAATTAAAGACGCTCAAGGTGATTATTTTACAAGAGAAGCCCCTGAAAGAGACTCAATCGGAACGTTACTTGATAACGAGGACGAAGAAGAAGATAGAGCAACTGATAATTTCAGAAAGGAAACAAAAGCTAGAGAAATTAAATTATTCAAAAAAGTTTCTGAAATTAAAGATTTGTTAGTTGATGGCGGTATAGGTGGGAAAGAAGAAGAAGAAGAAAGTCAAAGTCTATTAGGCAGACTAGCAAAAATGTTTGCGTTTGGTAGAATATTAAAAGTATTAGCCTCTTTTAAAGGATCATTAGGTGCATTGGTTAAAGCCATTGGTGGTTTGCTTGCAGGATTTGGTCTGGGTGACGCTATAGGCGATTTTGGTGAAGACATTGACGTTGATAAGGACGATAAGAAAAAGTCCAAGAAAGACGCTAAGAAGAAGTCTAAAGCCAAATCAAAAAGAAAGGGTAAGGTCGGACGTGGTACTGGATTTGCAAATTCATATAAAGACAAAAGTCCACTCGAAAAAGCTAAAGAAAAGTTCAAAAAGTTCAAAAAACCCTCAATGGGTGGCGTGGGTAGGGCTGTTAGTGGTGCAGGAAGCCGTATAGGAGGCGTTCTAAGCGGGGCAGGACGCATGTTAGGGGGTAGCCTTTTAGGTGGAGCAGGAGCCACTACAGCCACAGCAGGAGCTACCGCAGGAGCAGGAGCAGGGATGGGAGCAATGGCTTTGCCTGCATTGGCACTTGCAGGAGCAGGAGCCACAGGTTATGGTATTGGCTCATTAATTTATGATAATGTGTTAGGTGATGACAGTAAAGACCTGATTGGTGAAGGTATAACCAGAACGTTAGCATTTTTTGGAAATGACGAAGCTCAATCCACATTAGACTCAAATGAAAAGTTTGAGCAAATGAAAAAAGCTGAGAAGTTGAAAAAAGATCGCTCTAATTTTGATACAGATAAGGTATTAGGAAAGCATGGTAAAAAACCAAGACCAAAAAGTAAAAACGCTAAACCACCTAAAGAAATTGTCGATACATTTGCAATGCAAGAAAAAGCAAATAAAGAATTAGGAAAGCAATTTGAAAACAATGAAGGCTTTATGGATTTGACAGGTGAAGGCACAGCCAAAACGTTAGCATTTTTTGGAAATGACGAAGCTCAGGCATCCATTGACTCAAATGAAAAAAGTGAGAAAATAAAGAAAGAAGAAAAACTTACAGAAGCACGTTCACATTTTGACATGGACGCTATTTTAAAAAGAAGTGCTGAACAATCAAAACCAAAACCAGTTGCTAATGTTTTAGACGCTAATGAAAATGCAGAAACATTAAATGGTCTATCAAAGAAAACTGTTAATGGTATTGTGTCTCGCAAATTAAACGGTGAACAATTTGACGAAGAAAAATTCAAAAAGTTAGGATTGAAGAAAACTGTTACAGACAGTATGGCTGATGGTGACATACCTATTCATGACGTTAGTGACGAACAGGGTTTACCTGCATGGTTTACTAATACAGCAGAAGAAGATAAAAAATTAGAACGTATCTCACAAACAGGTCTTGAAACAGAAGTTTTCCGTGGTGTAGACACTGGTGAATTTCATAACAAGCTCGCAGAAAAAGATTCAATGGGTGCGTTTTCAGATCCAGACGAGATAAACAATACACGCCAACAAGACGCTAATAAAAAATATCTTGAATTGCAAGATATGGGTGCTCCACAAAAACTCATTGAAAAAGAGTTAGGTGATTTCTACTTATCTGCAAAAAGTGCCAACACAAAACAAGCTATTAATCCACTGGAATTAAATAAGGGTATCAATGAAGAAAGCGGAACATTTGAAAAAATAAGTGACGCTCCAAATCGTGATCAGTTGCTTAACAAAGAACCTAATGAACAATTTGAAAAGGCAGACTCAGGTACACCAAAAATTAAAGACGTGAATTTTGGTATTGCAATGGAAAATTCTAAAATTGATAATTTGGAAATGCCAGAGTCAGCGTTAGGTGGTTTGATGGGTAGTGTGTCTGGAATGAAAGATGGGATGGATGCAGGAGGTGGTGGTGAAGCTATGCCACAACCTGTTTCATCTGGAACGCAAGCAAAAGTTCAACCAATTTTAGGATCGGGTGGTGGTAAAAGTTCGGTTGTTAGTGCAAGAAACCCTGATAGCTCTATCCAAAGATTGACAGATCGCTTTCAGGGATTTGGTATGGCTTAAAGGTTAATAGGTGGTGAGTTAGCATTAACAGTATAATGCACGTCATCACCTGACACTACAACGTTTCTAATGGGTTGTATGGTCACGCCAGAGCCGTTCTCATTACATAGCAAACCTGTTGGCCCTAATTTTGAAATGTAAATAACTGAGTCTGACATTTGTCTAGGCTCGTTTAACATTTGTCTAAATTTGCCTAACTGTCCATGTGAAGTGATCGCAGTTTCACAAGCTACAATTGAATTTCTACCAACTTCTGCCTCTGCCCCACAACCAACCATTAATGTAAGTGTTGCCATAATAAATAATTTTTTCATTTAATCCATCCTGCTTATGTAAGTTGAGCCGTCTTCTTGCACGATTGCAATTATGGCATATTCATATTGATAAAACGTTTCCGTGCCTCTAACGATTTTAATAAGGGGGCTAAGGTCAGGATCACCCTTTGATTTATAAGTGCCATCAGGTGCTACCGTTGCCCCAAATTCGTCAAAGTCTGACATGGGCATCCCGTACTGTGACGCTAACGCCTCTCGTAAGGGCGTATCAAACAATTCATCATTGACAACCCATACAGGCAAAATCCCACACGCCTGAGCGATTTTTTCATCCTGTTCATCAGTGAATTGTTTAAGAGGGTCGATAGTTATTTCTTTAATAAAATTGTTCATCGTAAGTAAACCTTTTTTTGTTTTTCGTAAATATAAATAACATTTGAGTTTGAAACAACATCCGTATAAACACGGTAAAGTCTATTTTTGTTTTCGACTTTGTAAACTGTTTTCAGTTTTTTACCATAGCCAGAAGCGGTTTGAGAAAGTCCCTGCTCATGATACCATAGAGGGACATAATGTGCGTTCAATGTTTCGCCATTGTCATCACGGGTGAATGATTCGTGCATCATCCTACACACAAAAGCTCAAAGTTTTTGCTAGGGTGTTTTGCACTACACTTCTCTAACATTTCAATAGCCTCAGAACGATCCTCAGTTGTCCACGCCATGTCTTCTGTGCCAAACGATAACGAGCCAAGGTACGCATGGTTTAAATAAAATGTTGCCTCTTCTCCATCAACATCTGAAACCCAATTTTCGATAATTGTAAATGTAGCCATAATATGATTTCCTCTAGTTGTTAATTCAATATTGAACATTATACAGTAATTACAGGGAAGGTCAAGAACTTTTTTAAAATTCTGGGAAAATATAATTTTCAGACCTTACATATAAGTCGCCATCATGATCTAATGTCCATGTTTTGCCCATGTATTTCAATTCAGCACTATTTAAAATGTCATTCCAAAGATCCCAGTAACCGTCATATTCAAAGTCATCAACTTTGTCGATTAAGATTTTGAGGTCTTCTGCTTTGATCCCTGTCCATACTGCGGGAGTAGAAACGCCATCATTTATGAAAACATAACTGCCGTCTTCTTTTAATTCGTAGCCATCACCTTCGTTGAAAATTTCAGCAAAGAATTTTGGGATATACACGCCACAACGATCACTGAATAATTCATAAGTTTCAGTTGCATTGAAATCCATAATTACTTCGTCAAGGTCAAAGTCGTCACCATTATAATGATCCCGTACCCATCCGATAAACTCGTCATTCAATTCATAACCCGTGTCTTGAATTTTTGAAAGTGTTGTCATTATATGGTTTCCTCTTTTAATGCGTTAGCTAAGATTGCAAGGTCATTGTCACGGTTTGCTTTCACTTCTGATAATAACTTACCAACATTCAAAAATGCTTTTGAATAATACTCGTCTGAATAACCAGAACTAAAAAGTGTGTTAACACTTCGTTCAATTGGTTGCTCAGATTCAAGTAAAGTGGTACAAAACTCTGCAAGGTTTTCGATAATTGCTCTTTCTTCACTGGTCATTAATAACCACCTGTCAGAGTAATTGTTAATTTAGAACCGTCTGCCTCAAACATTAAACCTTTGGTCACAAGGTTATAAATACCTGCGTAAAAGTCATCAATATTTTCGTAAGTAATTGTCATTTTTTCTCCGTTTGCGTATTCAATATAGAGCATTATACAGTAATTACAGGGAAGGTCAAGGACTAATTGTATTTTTTGTTCAAATTGTTTCGTGAACGTTCCAAAATCTCACTATAAACCTTAACATTAACCTTTCTACCTATTGATAATGCAAGCCATGCAATTTCACGTATTTCTGAGTCATCATCAAACTGCATACCCAGATCATCAGCAATTTTTTCCATTATCTTATCTTTTAAACGTTCTTCTCTTGCATTATTCATTTATAGCGTCCTCCCAGAGCATTATAAAGGCTTCTAACCAACGTTCTTGGCTAGGACAAAGGCTACCCTCTGCTAACAATTCGTCTGCTGAAATAGGCTCTAAGGCTTGCTCAGATACCCATAACTTATATAACTCACTTAATAAATCTAATTTCATTTAAGTTCCTGTTTTTTAACGGGTTTCCCTTCATTTGAAGTAAAACCACCATTTGAAGGAAAACTACTCACAAAAGCAAGCATGATTCATTGCATTACCAAGAGTGATAATGATCCATCGTTTGTCTTTTCGATTTAAACGTTTTTTAGAACCACGTCTAAGTACATGAAAGTAAAGGTCTTTTAGTTCGGTTTCTTTCATACCCCATTCAACACCTAAACTTTCAAAGAAGTTAACTTCCCATGTTGCCTCAGTCAATGTAAACCCATGATCACGTACCAAAAACATTTTAAATATCTCGAACGTTTTTTTCATGTCAGTTGGTTTCATTTTTGTCCCTATCAATTAATTCAATAACACACATTATACACGAATCTGAGGGAAGGTCAAGTAAAACCGCAAAAAAAAGGCAACCCATTTCTGAGTTGCCTTAAATTAGCAGAGCTAAATTTTAATCATCTAACATATTTTGAAAATAATCCATATCGTCATCTTCATCTGTCTGAGCTTCGGTGCTTTCATCTGGCACGTCTTCTTTTTTAGCAGGTTTATGATCTGGCTCATCTTCTTCTTCTGGATCTTCGTCAATGGTTTTAGCTTTTGACTTATTACCAAGCACGTCATCAAGAAGTTTTTTCAGGTCATCATATGATTTATAATTATCTTCACTTCTAAATTCTGCAAGTGAGATAACTTCTTTCCATATCTTTTCAATTTCTGCGTCATCTTCACTTAAAGGTGTAGGTGCTTTAAATTCAGACTTATCATAATTGACATAACCTTCTTTGTCACGTACTTTCAATTTGAAGTCAGCACCGTCCCAAAAGTCAAAAATGTTCACTGCTTCTTCATCTTCAAATTCAGGCATTAATTTATCTTGAATAATATCAAAAATAGATTTGCCGAATTCATATAAGAAAACTTTACCTTCATTTTCAGGGTTAAGTTTATCTTCAAGAACTTTAATGTTAGCAATATACTTTAATTGGCGTTTACGATTACGTGCAATGTCTTCGTTAGCTTTTAACTTTGTGTCCCATAATTCAGAATTGGCTTCACAGGCAGGGCATTTTGTATCACCTTCAAGATCATGAGGGCAACGTTCAACATACCACTTCTTGCTATTTTTATTCTTTCTAAACATGTGACGGTGATAAAACATATACGGTATAGCTTCATCGCCATCATTTTCTGAGTCTTCCATTGATGGGGGCAAAAAGCGAATGACAGCATAGGCGTTACCTGCTTTATCTTGTGCGGGTGCTTTCCAGAATCGATCATCACCACCTGTTTGTTGGTCTTGCTCCATTCTGTGTTGCAATTTTTCAGTTTTCTTTTTTCGGTTTTTTTTCATCTGTGCTAAATTCATTTAATTTTTTTCCTAGTTTTTAAAGTTTTTTAAGTTTTTAGTTTTTTCTCGAAGAATACTTGCATATTCATCAAGACTATTTATGCTCACAAATTTAGCGTACTTCTCAAGGTTAAAAAATTTATCATCATATAAAGGGTCACGTTTTGCATTAATGGATAAATTTGTAAGTTGGTTAATTATATTCATGGTATGAATATTTGTCAAGTCAAAACATGACCCCATTAAAAGAAATTTTTTGAACGTGATATTCTCAGCGTTCAAATGTTCTACTATGGCATCAATTGAATTCTTAAAGTATCTTGTGGGAGCTTGTTTGAATTTAATAAAGTCCATATAACAATTATGACTATCAGAATTATCCAAAGAACCAACCCAACGAGTACCGATACTGTTAGCAAAATTAGCAACATAAAAGTCCCTAACGCTATCGCCATATTCTCTAGCGTATTGTTCATAGTAACGTTTGTCCTGCGGTTTTATTTGTTTGAATTTTTCGGGGCTATTGAGAAAGTGTTTACCACGTTTTTCAAAGTAGTCATATTTTTTATTTTTGAAATGCTCTCGAATTGAGATAAAAATTTTAAAAGACTGATAAGGTTTCATTTATTCCTTTCTTGTTCGGCTTGGATCTCTTCTTTAATATCTTGTTGTTGAGTCATAACCCAATCATAACACCTTTTTAAAACATCTTCTGAGGTGTGACCGTCCCATGTAGGTGCATTGAGAATTGTCGCCATGCCTGTGTAGTCTAAACATTCCCAGTATTTTATGGGTATGTGATAAGTGATCGTGCCGTGAGGTGTGTCTATACCTGCAATAAACATTCCTGAAAACATTGTGCCGTCTTCATGGTTATTAGCTCGCCATGAAAGTTTTGGGTGGGATCTCATTAAGAGAATGAAAAGTAAGTGTCTGTGGTTATAAAGTTCGTCAAAGGTATGATACCCGTCTGAGATTTCACCTGAGCGAATTTTTTTAGGTTTTAAGTGTTCTGGCATTTCGTGTAATAGTCTTTCGATTTTGGAAATAAACATTAAAGCGGTAACTCCTTTGGTTTTTTAAACCCTAAGACATATCTGTGTTTTATCGCATCAATTTTTACCTGCTCTCTAAGGTTACGATCTAAGAGTGGTATTATTTCAGTCATATCAACATCGTTTTCTTCTGAGTATGAAATAATCGCTTCAATTAAATTAAAGTCATTTTCCTGAGCAAGCTCATTAATTATTAAAGCGAATTTTTCTTTACTCTGATTCAAAATTTAGTCCTATTGTTATTGGTTTGATATTAGGATTATAATGCCCAAGAGATAAAGAGTCAACAAAAAGTGACCCTATAATGAATACAGCCATAACGATAAGAAATTTTACATACATGATATAAGCCCCCATTGGTTTTTTAGTAGTAAAAACCTTATTTATAATTATTTTATTTTTGAGGTGGTGTGACGCACGGGATTTGAACCCGTACTCTGAAAGCCACAATTTCAGGTGCTAACCATTACACTAACGTCACCATTGAATTATACTCCCAAAATTAGAATAGGGGAGTATAATGAATTAGTGAAACCAATCACGTCTAACGCCTGCGTCAGCCGCATAACTTGCGGCAAACGCTTCTGGTTTCACTTTTGGCTCAATTCCCGTCATACCGAGAATGTAGCCAGTTGCTTGTTTGAACACAATATTTGAATTATGAACGTGATCTGGGTTAATGTCAAGGTGTATTTCAATATTACGATCTTCTAACTCTTCTGCAAGTTCAAGATATAATGCCGAAACCTTATAAACCTCGTTCATCAGTCTCATTCTAGGCTTATCTGAATTCTTATCAAAATCACGCTCACTGTCAGTAAAACCGAAGACTTTACACCCCTTTGAGTCGTCTATGTGGACAACAACAACGGTGGTGTAACGTGCATACCATGTCTTACCTTTCTTGTATTTCTGAGAGTCACAACCAAGATAGACCGTGCCTTCATGATCTTCTAAAAAAACTTTAATTTCTTCTATTTCATTTTCTGTAAACATAATAATTATACTCTTATATAAACACATAAGAATATAATTATTATGTGTTAGCTGATTTTAAACGTGCCTCAATCATAGGTGTTAAGTTTGGTTTTTCTACAATCTCTTTATAACTCATTTTTAATCCTGACGCTTTATCGTGAACTTCATTTCTTTCAGCATGATAATTTCTTATTACTTCTTGACCACCAAAACGCTCACGCCCTTGATCATCATTATAATAACTTAAAATCATTCGTGCTAGTTTAGTAAAAGCATCCCTTTGGTTTGCGACCCTTGACTTATTATCTTGCCCTTGAGCCTTTAAACCACTTTCTATATGTACTATGCGACAACAATTTTGGTGCTTATTTCTATGTTGACCACCTGCACCCTTTCCAGAAAACCATTCAACTTTAAAATCTTTTTTAGTTAAATGTATTTCTTTCATAACGTACTCACTTTTTTTCTTGTATATGAAACCCTGATTCTTTTTTATTTATCTCATAAACAACTGAGGTAAAAATAATAATAAAAAAGAATATCACACCTATCACGAAAACAGTATGTTTTGCATCTTCTGTTGTCATAAAGTGACCCTATTGTTTGGAGGGATAGACAGGAATCGAACCTGCTTCATTGGATTTGCAATCCACTGTCCAACCATTTGACTACTATCCCTTTGTTGTAATTAAGAAGCAAGTTTTGTCATGCCAAGCATCATAATTCGTTTTAATAAAACTTTTAAATTCTTTCATGTCTTTTGACTTATCCGTTAGTTTACTAATTTTATAAGATATGTCATGCCGTTTTTCGAGTGCGACTACAAATAAAACTACAAGTGTGGTTACGCCTAAAACGATCCCCAATCCTATAAAAAATTCTGATATGAATATTCCTTCCATTGCCCACAAAAATAAGAAGAAAAATGGCATACCAACACCAACCCCGATCAACGCACCAAACCCTATAAATAAAGGTATAAACCAGAATATCCCTAACAAAACCTTTCGAGTAAAACGGCAAATGTCAGTCTCACCTGTATGCCAGTTTACAACTTCATGATCTTCAAAGAGTGTGCCCCAAAGAGCCAAACGATAAAGTAAACCTTTCTTATTTATTTGCATTTTTTAAATCCTTCCCATGTATAACATTTCTACGTTTCATTAAGTCTTGAACGTATTGATCCCGTTCAGACTTTTGCATGTGCATAAACAAATCAGCATTAAAATTTAATGATTTATGAAATTCATCACTACCACTATAACGTCTATCAATTAAATGTTTTGGTTTTAACCAACAATGAAAAATACAACGATCATATAATTCAATTAATGTCCATTTAATTATGAGCCATATTTGTCTGATTTGACAACGCATATCACATGTTAAAGTTTTCATCTTATAACCAATATCCTAATAATAAACCAAACCCCAACCGCTAACCAATAACTAATTTCTGGTACGTTTGGAAAGATAGTGACTAAGACACTATTCCATAGGAACATTGTTAGCCAACCCATTAAGGTTATAATTATAACTGTTAAAATTAAAATTGCAAGGATTGACCCCCACGTAGTTTTAGAATTCATATTAAATTCACCTTTTGTTAAATATAATTTATTTCATAATAGTCAAACACACTATAGTTTTGCCATGCTGTGTTGCCAGAACTTGTAAACAATTTAAAACGCCAACCTCTATTATATCTATTTGAGGTTGTGCTTAATACGTTACTATGAGTATATATATGACTTGCATTATCAAAACAATCAGAAAAAACCGCCATATCTACATTATAATATTCAACTGCCCCCGCCATAATTAAACCCATAGAATCCCAAAGGGCAGTTATGCCCCTATAGTCATGACTATAACCTAAATTTGGCACAGAAAAAAGATTTATATTATTATAAAGATATGAAGAAAAATATGTGAAGGATAGAGAAGTCGCAGTGCCAGAGTCATATTTACTTTGACGACTGTCAATATAATCATTATAGACATTGATCATTTCACCCGTCTTTCCGTGCGTTAGGATTGATCCAGACCAGTCCAAACAGGTTAAAATTTCTCTCGTTGCCATATAATGATTCTGTATTTGGAGGAAAGCACTGGTATCGAACCAGACAGGCTTTTAACCTGCGAACTGTTTAGCAAACAGACCCTATCACCATCAAGGATTACTTTCCGAATTTAATTGCTACGATAAGCAGTTGACCTTACGCTCATGGTAACACTATTAGTATTTATGCCCGACTTATTTGCGACATAATTCATCATTTGATTTGGTTGAAATCCATAAGATGACCCTACGCTAAAGGTGTCAATGTTTGCACCTAAGAATAAAAAGTCCCAACCAAGAGCCTGCTTCTTTTCAACTAACGTCTTCACTCTCGCATTACTATAGTCTTTTGATGAATTTTCGCCACCGTCTGTTTGAATTAAAACAATTGCTTTTTTCTTACCAACGAATAAATCATGATTTAACGTCTTACCAATAGCATCATTTAATGAAGTCATACCACGTACATAATAAATTTCTTCATCAATATCTTTAAACTTTTTCAACTTCACACGCATAAAAGGCATTTCAATTTTATCATCAAATAAAACTAACGTGACCCGTGCCTTACCTGACATTTCTTTTTGTTCTTCAATAAAACTATTAAAACTATTAATCACTTCCATTCTTAAATGACCCATTGAGCCTGAGCGATCTAGAATGCAGATAATTTCAGTTGTTTCATCACATTCACAATGTTTACATTTTTTACAAGTCAAAACATGACCCCCTATAGTGTATAAAAAAGGGTCACATGACATGACCCTATAAGTTTTGGAGGAAGATGGAGGGATCGAACCCCTAACTGTAACGTTACCCTGATGTTCAAGACCAGTTTGTGCCCATGCACGGCATCTTCCATTGGTGATCCTGACCAGAGTTGAACTGGCATTGACAGATTGAAAGTCTGCTATCCTAACCGTTAGATGACAGGATCAAAATTGGCGACTCTAACGGGATTTGAACCCGTGATCTCCTGCGTGACAGGCAAGCGTCCTAGACCACTAGACCATAGAGCCATTAAATTTGGTGGGCAGAGTAGGAGTCGAACCTACAATGTTAACCTAGAAGGAGCAGATTTACAGTCTGCCGACACACCACCATCGTGCCCGTCTACCCAAACGGACGCATTACACGTCCAACTAGATACTATTTCTATGTGCTAACCACTACACCAAGTAGGATCTCATCTCCCACTGTCAGACTCGAACTGACCCCTTTACTTTCAAGAGTAATAGAATTTTATTGCTGTTTAGTATCTCTGAGATATTTCTAAAACAAGTCACATTTTTAAGTTGCTCTAACCAACTGAGCTAAACGTCCTTACGAACGCTAAGGGACTCGAACCCCTGACCTACTGCTTACAAGGCAATTTTAAATGCTGTTAGTGACTTTAAATTTTTGCGGTCGTTTGCAAAAGTTGACACTGAAACAAGAGGCATTTCTTTGAGTGGCAGGTGAATTACCAATATTCTACTCACTGGACAGCAATTAAGTATGCCAAGCAAGGCAGGAATCGAACCTGCATAGCCCGCTTGATTAAGAAAAGTTGCTGTTTCGCCTCTTTAAATATCAGTGTTATGACAGTATATATAATTCACTGTCATTGTCAAGACAAATTTTATATTTTCAAGCGAAAATATTAGGAATCGAACCTAATCATCCAAAGGATTGCTGTTTTTGTCTTATTTCTGGTGCATTGTGTTGGTCACGATCCAACCTCTCAGGTTCTTCAAACCTACGCTAACCCATCTCAGCTAACAATGCAAAATTGGTGGGCATAGAAGGACTCGAACCCTCAATACAGGCGTTAGAAGCACCTTGCCTTATCCGTTTTAGCTATATGCCCATTATTTCCATAACGGTAACTTTATACGTTAGCTTTTAAAAACCAACGTATAATTTTGTTGGTCGGAATAGTGGGATTTGAACTCACAACCTTACGCTCCCAAAGCGTATGCTCTACCAAGTTGAGCTATATTCCGTTTCACTTTTTAAAGCACTTTCAGCAAGTGTTGAAACTAACGCTAAAAGTGAAATGTATGGTAGGGGTATCGAGATTTGAACTCAACCTGCCAGTGTCAAAGACTGGTGTGCTACCGAACTACACCATACCCCTAAAATATAACGCCTAAATGCGTCATTGTCTCACTAATTACTTCTGGTCTTTTTGTGAGAATATTATCATTGAATGGAAACTCTTTTGGCTCCACTTTCTTAATATTAATTCTATCATGTTGAGAATAAATGCTCAATGGATAATAATAAATTCGACCTGTTTCTTTTTCGTATGCGACCATCCAATCAATTTTTTCATCAACATATGAATAACAATGTCTAGGCTTTCCGTTCTCACTCACAAATTCTTTACCCTTCGCAGAGCCTCTATTTGTAGTGTAAAATGTACCACCCATTGTAACACTTTTAACCTGAATGGTTTGAAATTCTCTAAAGCCTGTTTCAACAACCATGTCATAAGTAGTGTCACGACTTGAAGGATCTTGCACAATCCATCCACGCCTAATAAGGTCTAATTCGACTGCCTTTTCTGACTCATCGGCTGTCTGGTTACTTTTAAATAAATACAATTCAAAACCTCATTATTAATTTGGTCGTCCCTGTAGGAATCGAGCCTACTACCACCGATATGTAAAAACGGCACTCTACCATTGAGTTAAGGGACGGTATTTTTTAATATCTTTCTACTTCACGCCCCATTGGTAAGTCGCCACTCTTATGATCGAAATCAGGAAAGGGGTATGGGTTGTAAGGCACTTTTAAATCTAACGCATTATTTGGACTTTTACCACCTACGCATGAGCAACACGTTTTTAATTGCTGACTCGTTATAGATTTACAATTCCCGACACTTCGACATGTTGCACCCACTTTCTTACCTAAGCAAAATGGACTGCTTAAACAACGTCCTGCTAAGTCAGTGCAAAACCCTGCACTTTGAACAGGACTAATGATAAACATAGCAGATAATAATAAACAAACAGTAATAAAAATTTTCATTTTATTTATATTTATAACCTGTCAATAAATATGTCAATCTCTTCGACAAAGTTTTTATAATCCATTGCATTTTCAACATTTGTTACAATCACTGCAAGATCATTTATTACAATTTTATCCCCAACTTTCGGATGGGTATAATTATTTGTAGGCTTTGAAAAGACTTTCGCCATTTCATCACCTAGATAATAATTTACTTGCATTTACTTGTAAACCACTTCTTCAACCGTTTCAGTGATAACGATAGGATATTCAACAATCACATCAGCACGTCTATTCGCTAGAATGGGCTTCTGCTCGTTTATAAGAGGTTTTGTTTCACCATACCCTACGGTATCACTTACCCCTAGAAAGTCGCCTACACGCTTCGCTCTGCGTTCTGAGAGGTCTTGATTGTATTCATCACTTCCCATCAAGTCTGTGTGAGCTTCGACACGAATCGGAGTACCCATATTTTTAACAGCTTTTAAACCATTTAGATCAACATCACGAATGTTATCTTTATCAAAATTGAAAAGTACAACGTCTTCAAGTGTTTTCGTTTTCAAAATCGTGCGTTTATTAATGTGACTAATAACTTCCGCATCATTACATTTAATAGCGTCTTCTAACGCTACATCTCTTGGATCAAAGAAAGCACCACGCCAACATTCATCAAATGAATTGCAATAAATTTCACCATCAGAATCTCTTACATAATCATCTGCTACTGCAAGACCTGACCCCAATAGGGCAAATAAAAATAACGAATTCGTTATAAGTTTTTTCAAAATTATTTCCTTTTTAAAATAAAAAAACAAACGGCAAACTTCTTTAAGGCTTGCCATTCTAGTGAGTTTGGTTATAAGGCTCATTTAAACCTCAATGGAAATTTACGCTACTAACGCTACTTCCATACCATAATTGTCATCATTTGCAATTATATTTATCGATTACATTTTAACGACTGTTATCACTCTATGTCGGAATATCAAGCTATCGTTTAATCTCTGTCGAATCCATAATCACCCCCATGTTTTATAATTTCAAAAAACTCTTGTAAGATGTTTTCTGAAAACTTATTTTTAGCATGATTAGCAGTTACGCTAATAAATTGAACATTGTCTTTCATGTAACCTATGTTAGAATTTATTCTATCTAAAGAAGCAGAATAATTTGGGTTTGTAATTCCATCTTCAAGCACTAACTTGACCCCAGTTAAAGGACAAATGCTATTTTGATGTTCCCAAAGTTCTTTTAAATATGATAATGATATATTATATTCTTTATATCTATTTTTAACACGTCTTAAATAATGCCTAAAGGGTGTAAATTCATCAGAATGATTATACCCTCGCAATAAGTGAATAGTATTTCCTACATATTCACCTAAATTTTTAACATTATTTTTACCTACACAACTTCGAGAACAATAAAAATACTTTCTACCATTTCGCAATTGTCTATCATATTCTTTTTTAGCTTTTGTAAATTCTTTCCCACAATTGTTACAAACAATTTCAACCTTTTTCGCCACTTCCCATTGCCTTCATAATACTTAAAGAAGTATTTATAAAAGTAGTGAAAGTGGGGAGAAATTTGGTGGAGGTGGAGGGGGTCGAACCCTCGTCCAAAAATTATATTTTCCCTATCATATATTCATAATCGTGGAGTCATTGGCTCAAAAGATCCTAACGACTCACCTTGTACTTTATCAGCTAATTTTGATAACTTATTAGCTTGATCTTCAATCAGCAAGTCTTCTGAAACTTGAGATTGTAATACTAACAGACTCTCACAAAGATTACAATGTAAATTATACTTTGCTCCATCTGTTACTTCCCTAACGGTGATATGATCACATTTAGGGCATTTAAAAGTTGCGTTTATTAAGTTCATGTTACTATTTATAATTCTTTAATTGTCTTACGCACAATTTCAAGTTGACTGACTTCAAATTCAAGTGAGCTTGTTTTATCCGTTGGTACAACATTTTCCATTATGTTATCAAATTGTTCAAACGCTACATCTTCACTTTCAGTTTCAACAACACATGTAAACTCACCACGAATGATAATTCTATTGTCTTCTTTGGAAATTGTGCCACTATTACAAAAGGCACTTGGTTCTTCTTCTTGTTCACGATTCATAAACTGTGAACAGCCACTACCTGCCCCCGTCATTTCTTCAACACCGTGTATCATTTTTTGAGCACGTTCCATCGCCTCAACTTCTTTTTGTTTTTGACTCGCCATTTTTGCCAACCCTTCCATCACATTATTTTCATTTTGTGTTTGACGTATTTTATTACGGGACGCATCAAAAGGATTGTCTTCTTCTAATTTTGAGATCATAAAGTCAAAAAAGTCATTAGTGCCGTTTATCATAATTTTTCACCTGTTAATTTAATTTGGTGGGGAAGGTGGGACTCGAACCCACATGAGGGTTTCCCCTCGCTAGATTTTAAGTCTAGTGCATATACCAAGATTTCGCCACAACCCCTAATTTTTACCAATAGCCCCATGAATTACTGTCTTTACAATTCCATTTACTGAAATTGCCTGCCCCGTCATCATAATTCAATTCACGCCATAATGCAACTTTATCTCTTGCACGTCTTTGTTGATTGATCATATTACGATAATACTTAGGTAATGAATAGCTGTAATGCTTATCAGAGCTTGTTTTGTACTTATAACGCTCACTTTTAATATAAGCGTCAAGCCCTTTATAAGTTCTAAAATAAGTGTGAAAATTTGGCGACTCGTCAAACCATTCTGGATGATCTAAACATATTAACCAACGCTTATAATAGGCTTCAAAGGACTCTTTTCTTTTTCTTGTCGTTCTACTCACGGTCATACTCCTAACTGTTAAAAAGTTAGAAACATGACCCCTTACGACTTTTAACTAGACACATTTTCGTTTCACCTTTGAAAGTAAATTAATCGCTGTTCGTGTCTAAAGTCTTTGCAAACGAACAAAGTTTAACAAGATGAGTTTTTTATTTTCATATAATGGTTGAAAAATTTTGTATTGCTGTTTTCATCTTTAATTTGGAGCCTCATGACGGTATCGAACCGCCTTTTATTCATTACAAGTGAATTACATTACCATTTATGTTTATGAGGCAAATTTTTTAGTCAATGACTTCTTCACCAACAACCAATGTTTTAGGTTGTGGAGTAGGGACAGGTTTTTCTTCAAAAACTTCGTCAAACATCATTGGTTCTTTCTGTTCTTCTTCACGCTTTAATACTGGCAAAATTGCAGGATCAACATTTGACCCATTTAATGCAAGTACCATCCCGTCATTATTGGGATCGGCTTGTGCATTAAAAGAAAGTGTAGCAAGTAATGTTAATAAGATCAAACCTTTTTTCATTTTATTTCCTTGAATTAGTGTAGGGTTGTACTCTTATATAGACAGCCTAAGACGGGCTACCCATAAAGAGGATGGCTAAAAACCCCCGAAAACCAAACCGTAGTTTGCATTCCATCGTTTATTATGTTACACCCTTTTTGTGCATTGTCAACATTAAACGTTATTAATCGACAATGTTCTTTCACTTACAGTCACACATAAATTTTCTGGCAGGTCGTGAGGGAATCGAACCCCCATCAATGGGTTTGGAATCCATTGTGTTACCATTACACTAACAACCCAAAACTTTTACTGAGGCACTAACGCTAAACGTTCTGCTTCTTTATTTGTCAAAATTTTATTTACTCGCATTGCACCTGCAATTAACCACTCACCACCTTGGATATTTGGTCTTTTAAAACTATAATAACCACCTGCGGGTACACGGTCACGTATATCTTTAGTTCTTTGTTTATCAGCTTCGTCCTGCCAATCTGCATCAGCAGGAATTTCTACTTCTGCCCATACTCTACCGTCTTGCATAGTACCATCCCTTTTCATAAGGTGTGGAGCTTTTGGAATTCTACCAACGTGCCATCCCGGTCTATTGGCAAAGCCTTTAGTTGGAATAAATTCAGCAGGAATCCATTTTCCAATAGGGGTAGGTTTTGATTTACCTATAAATAATGGGAAAATTTTTCCGGGTTGTTTCTTCAAGGTGCGAAATAATTTATAAACCTTTAAAGTCTTTTTTGGTGGCTTAAAAGTTGACTCAAATAATACTGTTTTTAAATTGGCGAAAGTTTTCATTATTCATTCCTTATTAATTAACTACATTTTAATTAATATTTATAAGAATAAAATTGGTGGGACGCATGGGCTACGATCCCACAACCTTCTGGTTAAAAGCCAGTTGCTCTACCTGTTGAGCTAACGTCCCGTATTGGTGGTGATAGTTGGAATCAAACCAACGACTGCAAATTTATGAAACTTGAGCTTTATCTGTTAAGCTATATCACCGTAGGCAAGGTGGGAGTCGAACCCAC